GTCAAACTGGCCTGCGTCGTCTAAAACCGTTTCAACGTCCTCTAGTAACTCTTCCAATTCAGTTATGGGATCGTCAGCGTTGACATAGACTCGAATTGTAACGGTTAAAAATCTCCATTTTTGTCCACCTCCATAGTACTCACGAGTTTCAGTACCAGAAGACATATGCAGACAAGGGAACGATTCTACTTCGTCCCAGAATTTCATACGGGGTTCTATTGCCCCAGATAGGTCTTGTTTATAGCCGTCACCGCCGTCTATTTTCTCAAATAGTTCTGCCATAGCGTTTAGTATGGCGGAGCGACGCGTAGTATTTGTGCGTGCCATCAGATAACATCCACAATTCTATACATATCTAGAATTCTTTTAATGTGATCTGGGAAACCTATATCCTCGCGGATAGTGGTTGACGTTTCATTTTGAATCGTTGCACCAGCTAAAGACTTTCTACCTTTGTACTCTTCTTTAAGGTAATAAGTAATTAAGTCATATATAGCTAATCGCAAGTCTTGTGGAGTTGCGGAGTATCCAGCTCTGTAAGTCACTTCAATCGACGCGAAACCTTGAGCCCAAGATTTAGAACTAACGTCCCCATCGATTCTATATAGTCTATCGTGTTCGGCATCTATATAATAATCAGTATTATTAACTAAAGTAACATAACTAGAAGTTATGCCTTCTCTCTCCTTTACGGAACTTACACTTACTAAAGGCGATTCAGTTAAGAAAAGCTCTGTAGTCTGACCATCAGATATATCGAAAATTTCGACCTTATTACTACTATAGTGGTCTATAAAACTGGTACCGCAATAGGTTTTTACTAACGTACTTATAGGCGACAGCAAGGAATCGATTTTTCCATCGTCCTTGAAATGTTCAATACCTTTATAGTCTTTGTATTGAGCTCTAGTAACTAAATCTGCCATAAAATACCCTTGTAAAAACCTGGGGAGGTTCCCCTCCCCAGATTACCCAGTATGATTAAGAAGCCTTATACTGTAGTGCCCACTTGTCAGTAGCACCATTAATAATGTCGGTAAACCCTAGACGCTGGCTAGCAACCAGTACTCGTCTTTGGTTTGCAACCTCATAATCACTTTCAACCGTAACACCACGTAGACGTGGAATTACAAAGTTACGAGTATTAACCGCAACGGCATAATACTTGCTTACAGCCGCAGTAGCGAACTCATCACAAACAACTACGGGAGACCCGTAGACCTGGCCTACTTGACCAGTAAGTTTCGTGGAGAGACCTTCTACTTGGCTAGAGTCTGCGTATGCAGCATCTGCAATTAGATTATGATACTCTGCCACGGAAACGATGTAAACAACGTCCGAGGGGCGAATACCATATTTACCCATATTCTTACGAGCGCCCAATAGTTGAGCAGCAGTAAGAGCTTCTGAGGCAAAAGCAGTAGCAGATTGAGTCTTATCAGAATCAGCCTGAGCGAGAGTAATAAGACCGTCAGGAGCCGCACCACCAGTACCAAAAGTACCGTCAGCGTGATTACCTGCAAGAATCATGTTCTCAACTGCACGAGCGTGTGAACGAATAATACTTTCACGAATCAAAGGAAGAATCGGAATGATTGCATCCTCTTCAGTTTCGTTACCAAGATAAGATTGAGAAATCAATTTCTTGGTTGAAAGAGTTCGCTCTGTCATATTGTTACCACCGAACGGTGTACCATAGGTATCCCCTCGTGATTCCAAGTTACCATGGGGGCTTGAGCCCGAAGCAGCTTGGTTAGCGGTAAATTCAGCGTATCCAGCATCTGGTAAGATGGGTAGGATTTGAGTCGCTGATTGCATAGCGATTTCACGGAACATAGGAGCTAGTACTAGCTCAACTTGAATATCCCGCTCGATATTGCTTGAAACGGTTTGTTCGAAATCAGCAGAAGAAACCTGAACACCTGAGTGCTCATTTACTTTCTGCATGACATCTTTGGCAAAGTTAGTTTCATATCCTTTACCAGTAGCTTTCGCTAGAATATAAGCATCGTTTACATCTTGCTCATATGCTTTCTTCCAATCATTGGAAGAACGTTCTCCACCGAAAACTCTTTTAGACTCGCGAATGTGTTGGATTTCTTGAGACTTCTCTTTTATTTCATTTCGAAGCTCTTCAACAACATCGCCTAAGTCCTCTTGATTTTTTGAAACTCTTTGTTCCAAATCTGAGATGAGACGTTCCGCGCCTGTCGTTACGCCCTGTACTACAGCTTGCACCTCAGCTTTCTTTTCTTCGAGTTCAGCTTCTTCAGTAGCTTTTTGGACTTCAACATCAGCAGCGACTTTTTCAGCCTCTGCTTTAGCAGCCGCTTGATCTTCAGCCTGTTTCATCTGAATCTCAGCAGCAGTCTTACGAGCTACCTCTTTAGCAAACTCTTCGAGATTAAAGTCTTTATCCGACATTTTACCTTCTCCGAAGACAGCATTTGCTGTTCCTTTGGATGAGTCCTGTTCGGACTGATCTATTTCAACATGAGGATCGTTAACAAACTGTTTTTTCCAGTCCGCATATTCTTCATCTGTGTCGAACGATTTCGCGACAGAGAAGATAGCGGATTGATTTGCGGGGACAGAAACAACTGACACCTCAAACAGTTCCGCATCCTTGATCCTTAAACCATCGGTTTCCTCTATGTAGTCAGCATCCTTAACTCGGAAACCGACGCTAAAAGCGCCTAGGATGCCCTCCTTCACCATCTCAGCGATTTTACCCGCAGATTTGGAGATTATACCATCGATTTTTAATCCTCTATCAGTAACTTCAAGCCCTGTGGCTTTACCGATTGGAGTATTATAATCATGGTTAAATAATAAGATAGGATTGTTTTTGAAATTGTCGAGACCGCCTTGTAACCAAGCGTCTTTTTCAATTACATCACCAGCCCTATCTGTATCATTTGTACTTGCGTACCCCTGTATTTTAACAGTGCCATCATCATCTGACTGCGCTTTAAATACTGAGGTTAAATTGAATATTTTATTCATCTTCTGTGTTCTCTTCTGGCCTTCCGCCCTCTGAAGGATTAGCTGCTGATCCTGCTATATTAGCAGGAACTCTAAGATCATCATGTCCTTCAACAGGACTGAGTCTTAGGGCTTCCCTGGCTTCATTTGGACTCATTACACCACCATTTACCAAACTAGAGTAATAAGCGGCTTCGTCTTGTAATTCTGGTCTAAGAGCAGGAATATTACTTATGTCTTCCTTTAAGTCAAAACCAAAATATCGTTCAAATGCAAAGTTAATCTTTCTCACAATAGGTAGTATAGTTTCTAAATAGTATAGCCTATGATTAGGTCGGATATTCGCATTATTTCCACTATCTAAAAGTATTGGAGGAACTCCAATCGCTTCTAAGATAATCTTTTCATTTTCCTTGATAGATTCTTGGAAATTTAATTCTCTAAAATTAACTTCATTTAAACTGCTAACTTCTAAACCACCATCTAATATAAGTGGTCTATGTCCGCCTGCTTCTGGATTATATCTTGATCTCCATGCTGCAAGCATTCTTTCTTTAATTTTCTCACTAAGAGTATTCGGACTCTTTATTACTAGACCAGGTACCGCTCCATTCTTAAAAAAGTTCTCTTGGAACTTTCTCATCGAGCCAAGTAGTTGCATTCGCTTATACGCTGGCTTCAGTCTTGGAACTCCTCGGTACATAGAACTAAATGAATTCTCTTTTACGTGTATAATCTCTTGAGGACTATACTCTAATCTTCCATCGTAGATAAAAGATTTTATGTAAGTAGTTTCATCCGTCTCGATTTCAACATTTCGAGCCGGTAATTGATATAGGTGTGCGCCATCAAAATAGACAAAAATATTTCCGTCTATTAGTAAATCTATGATTAAATTTCTTTTGAATGTATTTATATCCTGAAACGGATTAGGTTCAGTATTCAAAAGTAAATCAACCCTCGATTTTCTAATATTTTGATATACTGGTGCTAACGGTAATTTTCTCCCTATGTCGACTCTAATTTCTGAAACATCATCTACGATCATGTTTACGGCACGATTAACTACTTCAAATTGTTCATACGCATTTGCATAGTTTACATAATTCTCACTAGTAGATACAGTAAATCCTTCCTCACGAGCTATGTACTCTTGGGCGGGATTGTTTTTTTCTTCCCTTTTAAATATATTACTGTAC